GTATGGAAGTAGGCCGCAGTAAGATGGCGAGCGCGGGCCTTGCCTTGGGCGCAGTCACGGCCGCAGCCGCCACTGCCTTTGTGCCGGTAGTCCAGGCGGCTGCCTTTGAGAAGGCTATGCTCGGCGTCGCCAAGCAGGTCGATGGGGCACGTGATAAATCGGGCCGGTTGACGCAGGTCTATTACGATATGGCCCGCCAGGTGCAGATGCTGGGACGCGAGTTGCCGATGGCGACCAACGAGATTGCGGACATGGTGGCTGCTGGCGCACGTATGGGCGTTGCCCGCGATGAGCTGATCGGCTTCACGCGCACGGCCGGGATGATGGCTTCGGCGTTTGATTTACCGGCGGGCGAGCTGGCCGAGCAGATGGGCAAGGTCGCCGGGCTATTTAAAATCCCGATCCCTAATATCGGGGCCCTCGCCGACGTGATCAATTACCTGGACGATAACGCCATCAGCAAAGGTGGCGACATCATCGAAGTGCTGAAGCGAATCGGCGGCACCGCCGAGTTCGTCAAAATGCCAGCTACCGAGGCTGCGGCGCTGGCGAGTACCTTTCTCACTTTGGGCAGCACCGCCGAGGTGGCGGCCACCGCATCCAATGCGGTCATGCGTGAGCTGTCGATTGCCACCATGCAACCGGGACGATTTCAGGCGGGATTAAAGGCCATTGGGATGACGGCATCCGAGGTGCAGTCTGGAATGACCCGGGACGCGACCGGGACCATCCAAAAAGTAATGGACGCCATCCGGCTGTTGCCGGAGGAGATGAAGCTTACGGTTGCCACACAGCTATTTGGCAAGCTTTACGGCGACGACATCGCCAAGCTCGCAAGCGGGGTTGAAGAGTACCGCCGTCAATTGGAACTGGCTACAAGCGGTGATGCTATGGGCAGCATGGCCCGCGAGCATCAAGCGCGACTACAGACTACTACCGCGCAATGGGAAATGGCCAAAAACAGGATCGTAGAAGTCGGGGTGAACATCGGGGCAGTCCTCCTCCCGCCGATCAATGAGGCCATAAACATTTTTGGCACAGCTACGAGCGCCGTTGCTGATTTTGCCCGGGCGCACCCTACTCTGGTCGGCAACGTTGCCGCCGTAGCCGGGGCTCTGGGCGCGATGTTTGCCGCAATCAAGCTGGTCAGCTTCGGCGTCGGCGCGGCCACCTGGGCCTTCAATGCGATGAGATTGGCCCTGATCACCAATCCCATCGGCCTTGTCCTGGCCGCCATAGTGGTCGGCGCGGCTCTCATAATTAAAAATTGGCAGCCGATAGTGGGTTTTTTTACCAGCATTTGGGGCGGTATCAAAGATGCGGCCACGTGGGCGTGGAACGGTATCAAGCGAATATGGCTTGATTTTACCCCGCTTGGTGTGATAGCCGAAAACTGGCAACCAATAAGCGCATTTTTCACGAGTCTTTTCGCTGATATTCAGACGACCGTTTTTGCCGCCGTCGATTGGATACTCGCAAAAATAAACACCGTGGGCGAGCTATGGAACAAGACTAAGGCGTTTTTTGGGTTCGGCGGTGAGACGAAACCGGAAGCCGGGGCACAAACTGTGCCTACGGGCGGCGTGGTGAAAACTGGGGCCGTGGCACAGGCGGCTCCTACCGGCGGGAAGGCATTGCCAACCCCCAGCATGGCGACCGCAAAGGGCGGGGGGGCGACAATCAATGCCCCGCAGACCAATACTATCACCATCAACCAGCAACCGGGGCAAGACAGTAAACAGTTAGCCGACGAGGTGGCGCGCCGTCTCGCCGAGCGTGATGCTGTACAGCAGCGCGGGCGGATGTATGACCCGGCGATGGGGTACTGAGCGTGACTACCGACTATAAGATAGGGGCCTCGGTGATGCTGCAGCTTGGCAACTTTCAATTCAGCATTCAAACTACGGCCTATCAGACATTGCAGCGTTCTACTGAGTACCGCTGGCCCACGCAAGACCGCTTCGGCAAGGAGCCGGCATTGCAGTATGTTGGCCCCGGGGCCCATACCATCTCCCTGGATGGCGTCGTATACCCGGAGTGGCGAGGCGGGCTGGGACAGTTAGATACCTTGCGCGCCATGGCGGCGGTGGGCAAGGCACAGACAATGGTAGATGGGCGCGGTAATATCCTCAGGCGCTGGGTGATCGAGCGCGTGGATGAGAAGCAATCCGTGTTCGCCGATGCCGGTGTCCCGCGCAAGCAGGAATTTACAATAAATCTGAGGCTTTACATCGGCGATGAGGAGATGCCATGACCACGATTTACGTCACGCGCACCGGAGACACGATAGATTACATCGCCTGGAAATTCTACGGGACAACCGCTAATCAGCTGATCGAGGGGATACTGCTCGCCAATCCCGGCCTGGCGGAAAATGATCCATTGCTTCCTGGGGGCCTGGAGATAATTTTGCCCGAGGCCGAATTGCCCGTGAAAGTAGAGAGCGTGCGGCTATGGGATTAAGGCCGGTCTATCGCCTGCTTGCCAATCAGACGGACCTCACCAATACCATCCGCCGCCGCCTGATCTCTCTCCGCTACACCGACGAGGCGGGGCTGGATTCCGATGTGCTGGAGATCGTGCTCGCCGATAACGAGCCGGATCACCCCATCGAGATACCGCCTACCGGCGCCGAGCTGGAGCTGTACTTGGGGTATGACGATATGGCCGAGCGTATTGGCCTGTTCATCGCCGATGAGGTCGAGCTGTCCGGCTGGCCCGGGCAGATGACCATCCGCGCAAGGGCGGCGCCGTTTGAAAAGTCGAAGGCGGGAAAAATCAACTTGCAATCCCAAAAAACGCGCGATTGGGACGCCGGCACTATGCTGGGCGATATTGTTAAGGTGATAGCGTCCGAGCATGGACTAATCCCCGCTGTGGCTGAGGACCTGGCGTCTGTTGTATTGCCGCATCTGGCGCAGATAGATGAGTCGGACATCAACTTTCTCTCGCGCGTGATCCGGCGGTATGACGCCGTAATCAAGCCCGCCGGCGGTAAGCTGGCGCTCGCCAAAATCGGAGAAGCAAAGACGGTCGGCGGACGGGACATGTCTGCCGTCACCCTGACTCCCGGCGATGTGTCGAGCTGGCGTATGAGCATCGCCAAACGAGAGACATCCTGCACAGTGATCGCCTGTTGGCACGAGACGGAGGAGGCCAAACGCCACGAGGTGCAAGTCGGCAAGGGCGAGCCGAAGACACGGCTGAAGATGTACTATGCGAATCAAGATTTGGCGCGGGCTGCGGCTGAGACCGAGCTGAGAAAGCGCGAGCGGGGCACGGTATCGGTATCCGTTACGCTCCCCGGCCGCACGGACCTGATGGCCGAGGGGCGATTGATACTGAAGGGATTCCGCGCCGGCGTCAATGGCGAATGGAGCATCAAGCGGGCGGAACATAGTCTTGGGAGCGGCGGCTATACCACGTCGGTTGAGGCCGAAACGCCTAATACCGGTAGCGCGCCGAAAGTCGAGGACGTGGCCGATTAACGGCCGTGAGGGAAACCGATGGGAATACCGCAATTAATTGAGGGAGTTATATTGATTCTCGGGCTTGGCATGATTGCATGGCAGATTAGGCGGTTATCGGCCAAGGTGGACATGATCATCCAATCGGAGCACGAATGCCGGGAAAGCCTGCCGTATAAATTTGGGCTGAAAGACTCGCTCGATGAATTATGGGCGCGAACGGATAAGATTGAAGCTAACTTGAAATATTTGGAGGGGAGGACAAATGGAAAACATTGTTAAGAACTACGTTGAGCCGGGGCTTAAATTGCTCTCGGCGGACCTTGACACGCCGGAGGCGCGGGCTATGCTCGTAGCTATTGGGCTGCAAGAGAGCGAGTTTAAACACCGGAAACAGATTGGTGGCCCTGCACGGGGTTTCTGGCAATTTGAGAAAAGCGGGGTGGCAGGGGTTCTTTCCCACCCGGCGACGGCAAAAATGATTGCCGATGTTTGCAAGCGCATTCTTATTCTGCCATACACCGACCTGTGCTATGGCGCCATCGCCTATCATGATGCCCTGGCTTGCTGCTTCGCGCGGCTGCTACTGTACACCTACCCGGCGCCTTTACCGGCGGAAGGAGATATACAAGAAGCATGGAATCAGTATCAAGCTATATGGAGCCCTGACGAGCAACGACCGGGAACATTCGCAGGATTTTTTGGAGAGGCTTGGAGGCTCGTAAAAATAGGTGATTAATAAGTGCCTGATATCATAGCAGCAATCCCTTGGTTGGTTGTAAGCGCTGTAAAATTTATCGAGGAAAATCTTAATCTTGCAGATGCCATATTTGAATGGGGTTCTGGTGGCTCGACTTTATGGTTCGCCAGGAGGGCTAAGGAGATTATATCCGTAGAGCACAATATTGTTTGGTACAAGAAAATAAAGGATGAGCTTCCACCCAATGCAAAATACATCTATGCTCCGCCTGATAGGGAATACCAGGAAGGCTATGAAAGCATAAGGTTAAAAGGAAAATCATTTAAAGCATATGCTTCTGTGATTGATTCTTTGCCCTTTTTCGACTGGGTAATAATCGATGGCAGAGCACGAGTGGCTTGCGCCAAACACGCAGTTAGTAAATTTAGGCGGTTTTTAGTATTGGATGACGCCGGCCGCAAAGATTATGAGGATATCATCAAGATGATGAAAGGATACGATTGCCATATTTTTTCGGGGCCCTCCACGTATGGGGAAGACAAAGAAACGAGAATTTGGGGCAAGTAGACATGCCTTTTCTATCAATCGTAACACGTAATCATCCCCGAGTGCCGGACTTATTTGAGAAGTGCAAAGCAAGTGTCGAGATGCAGAAGGACAAGGACTTTCATCATCTCGTTCTTCATGATGAGGAGGGCAGAGGATTGCATTATGCGAATCGGATGCTCTACGAGAATAGACATCTGGTAACCGGGAAGTACGTTTTTATATTGGATTCCGATGATGTTCTGACAACCGATACTTTCGTCGGTGATATGAAGCAAATTGCCAAAGAACACAAAAATCCAGGCATCATATTCATCCGCATGCTCATAGGAGGAGAGCTGTTCCCGAAGGATGAGGTGTGGAAAAAAGACAGAATGGTTCGGAGCAAAATAGGGTCCTCCAATTTTGTTGTGCTGAATGAATTGTGGCAAAAAAACATAAGGCATTTCGGGATTGAAAGATGCGGAGATTTTTATTTCATCAACACCGTGTTTTCAAAGAAACCCACTGTGTATTGGCACGATAAAATATATAGCAAAACTTTGATTATCGGGAGCCTGCAAAGTTCGCCTAAGAAAAAAAAGAGGCGGCAGGAATGGCTGATGTGGACGACTTAATCACTGCTGTAACCGTGACTTACAATACCAAGGATGTTTTCCAGCGGGCTTTTGAATCCGTGCTTAGATTTCACCCAGGTATGCGGATTATAATTATCGATGGGTCAGATCCACAAAACGATTGCTATGAATATGTCTCCCGTTTGGCGGATAAGAATACAAGGGTTTTCCATGCGAATAAAAATATCGGTCACGGTAGAGGATTAGCCGCAGCTATTCCCTACGTCGAAACACCGTACTTTTTAACGATGGATTCCGACATCGAAATGGTCGAGTCGCCATTGGAAGCCATGTTGGGCATGATGGAGGACCGGACTTGCGTCGTGGGACATGCGGAGGAAGTGGACACAGGTGGCTTTAATTATGGCAAAAGAAAGCACGTGATGAATGAAGGTAAGTTCACCTACATCCACCCCTATTTCAGTCTGTACCAGCTGAAAGAGTACAAAAAGTATGCTCCTTTTTGCCATCATGGCGCCCCGGCGATCAATATCATGTTCGATATTAACCGAAAAAATATGGTCGACAAGGCCCTGAAAATCTTCCCTGGGCTGGGGCATTCGGGAGAATTTGTGAGACACGATGGCCGCGGGACTAAAGCTCCCATCGAAGGGAATTGGGCCCTTGTGCTATCTCCGATCAGCAAGAAGATAACGTGCATCACGCCTACGGGAGATAGGATTGAGGCTTTCCGGCTCACCAAAAGATGGATGGGAAATCAAACGATGCAGCCGAATCAGTGGATTGTGGTGGACGATGGTTTTGAGCAACTGCCGGAAGAGTTAAGGGAAGGGGTGCATTACATCAGGCGAAAGCCAAAAAAAAATGAAGGGCATACTCTTAATGCGAATATCTCAGCGGCCTTCCCTCATATCGAGGGGGATATTATCCTGATCATCGAGGACGACGACTGGTACGGGGACAAATATATTGAAACGATGTACAATTATCTCCAATCGCACGACCTTGTGGGAGAAGGCCATGCTCGTTACTACCATCTCCCTACGAGGCAGTATTGCCGCGTGGGGAATATTGGTCATGCAAGCCTTTGCCAGACCGGTTTTACGAGGAAATTATTGCCTTATTTTGAAAAGTCCATTGAAGGCGATCCGTACATAGATATAAGATTTTGGAGGCGCTACGCTAAAGGGCACGGATTCCTGTTTCACGATGTTGAAGATAAGCTAAGGATTCATTGTTCCATGAAGGGTCTTCGGGGCAGAAAGGGGATCGGCACGGGACATAATGAGCAATCCAATTACTATGAGCCTGATCCTCGCTACAAGATGCTGGAAAGGTGGATCGGAAAAGATAATGTGAAAATCTATGTCGACCACCTAAAGGAAGCGAAGTGCTGACAGCGATTACTTGCACCGGAGACAGGCCAATATGCTTTGGCCTATTGCGGAAATGGGTGGCGTCCCAGACCATTAAGCCCGATCAGTGGATAGTGGTAGATGATGGATCGGTTCCCGTGGAGACCGAGGGGAATTTCGAGTATATCAGAAGGGCCCCACGGAAATCCGACCCGGAGTTCACCATAATCCTCAATCTCCAGGAGGCATTCGCGCATGTGAAGGGAGATAAGATTCTCTTCCTCGAAGACGATGAATACTATGCGGCAGGCTATATCGGAGAGATGTCCGCGATACTTGGTCGCTACGATATTGTGGGGATCGGGAGGAGCAAGTATTATCATCTGCCGACATCTCGGTGGTATAGATTCAATAATATGGGCTACGCAAGTCTGGCGCATACCGGGTTCAACAAGAATTTCTTTAATGAGGCAAAAAGATGCCTGGAAGGGAGCCCATTTTTTGATATTCGCCTCTGGGAGAAGGTGAACGGGAGAAATGCGAGCCGTATTACTCTGTCCGGCAAGACCAAAAGCTATATTTCAAGAGGCAAAAAAGGGCTTATATTCGATGATGCCGAGCAGAATCTGTATGTAGGCATGAAGGGTATGCCGGGGAGAAAGGGGATAGGGATTGGACATGGAGAGGAAATCCGCTATTGCTCAGACACAGAGGATGTCCTGAGAAAATGGATTCCCTATGAAAATGCGTACAGCGAATACATTAGGCTAAAAGGAGGTGAATAAAAATGGAAGTACTCTTTATCTTATTTGCTGCTGTTATCGGATTCGCAACGGGCGCACTGGTGTACAGGAATAATGCGGAGAGGCTGGAAGATGAGTTGAAAGATGTGAAGGCTAAATTGGAAAAGCTGAAAGGGAAGTGAGGAAAAGGGGGCTTTCAAGGCCCCCTTCCCCGATAGATGATAAGCAAAATCTCAATCCCACAATCGCACACCTTCCGTTTTTCTGGGCAGCTCTGCCTCGGACGGCAACGATTTTTTCAGAACCTTTTTCCCCTTATTGAGAATAGGTGGAGTTTGAGGCGATTTAAGGTCTGTGTTGTCCTTTTCTTGCAAGGATTTTATGCCGAGGAAGTCGTTATTTTTGATCGTTATCGTCAGCGAATTATCGGCGTAAGCCGAAGTTGCCATCATCAACATCCCCGTTATTGCTAATACATTAAATTTCTTCATCTTTCCTCCTCCTTAGTTGCATTTTCCAACTGCTTGTTTTCCCATCAGATACTCTATTCCATAAGGTCTTTTTGCATATTCAGCGAGATGACGCTGTTCCAGTATCCACGGGAGATCCTTGTATTTCTGGTTTCGACAAATCGCTTGGTGTAATCTCCACTTTTTCCTCAGAGTCTTCGGCCTTTCCGGGCATAGAATCGCTTGGCACCTCTCCCTCATTTTGCATGGCGTCATCGTTCAAAACCTCCTGTATTCTTTCTACTTTAGTTGTACTGGTAATGTAGTCTCTAAGTATCGCCATAATCCTTCTCTTAAGTTCTTCTTTGCACATCATCACTTCCCTTCATTTTAGCGTTCTGTTTTCAATTTTCTTGTTTCGGACGACTCCTCATACGTGCCCATGTCTAAAGATCGTTTCTGGAAATTCTTTCAAAGGCTATCCCCCCTTTCCAGCCATTTTCTAAGGTTATCTGGACGGCCTTTTCTGCCCGCGAAAGCCGGGTTCTTCCCGGACCGGTATCTGTATAGTGGACAGGTTTCCGTTGGGCATTCTTCCACACCGAGAAGTGATGACCCCTGGCATTGAAGGCAAAACTTGCGGATAACCTTCACCGTGACCCTCCCGCCGAGGCGATAAGGGAATAATGGACATGGGCCTACGAGCGATTTATCGCCCTGGCAGTTCTTAATTTTTTCGGTGTTGAATTGCGATAAGCCCAAGCATTGTACGCATTGGGCGCGGGTGGATTCCATTGGTGTGAGATATGACACGGTTTCTTCCCCCTTTTTAGAATGGTATATCGTCGTCTTCTTCCGGCGATGCTTGCGCTTGGTCTCCTGATACGTCGTTCCACTTCCCGGGATCGATGGCCATAGCATTGATAACCACCCTCGACCGCTTGACACCCTCTTTGTTCGTCCATATTTTTTGTTCTAAGTAACCTTTAATTTCGATGTAATCTCCCTTCCTGTATTTTTCATCCACGCTGTCGGCGATGTCGCGCCACGCCACAATATCGAAATAATTTACACGCTTGTCGCCTCTTTTCGGCTTGTAAGTATGGGCAATCGAAAAGTTTGTTATCGTTCCATACTCCGTAAAATTTATTTCCGGGTCCCTGACTAACCTTCCCGAAATTTTAACTTCATTCATTGCGTTTCACCCCCTTTCTCTGTAGTTGTCGTTTGGGTGTTTTCAACGAGATATTTTCTACAAGCAATCGCGAACTTGCCGGGGTTGGCGATGATTTTTTTAGCGAAGCCCACCTTAATTCCTTCTATTCCCCTCCCTTCATCTTGAATACCATTTATTGACTTTAGGTATCGAAGGCATTGTTTCACCGTTATTGCCTGATTGTTGAGTATCTCTGTTATTTTGTTTGTGTCAACGTGTTCCCCTTTTTCTGTCCCGGCGGTGCTGGAGGCTGGCAGTTGGGCCTTTCCGGTGCCCCTATCTTCTGGAATGTCCTCGACGTTGTATTTTCCGTCGAACTGGCCGAGGTAAACGCTGGCGGCGACCCCTATCATTTTAGTTGCGACGCTTAGTGCGTCCGTGAGAGCCATTTTAAAGGCTTCATCATTACTCACGAGGCGGCCCTTCTCCTCGGCCACGAGGGTTGACCCGCCCGTCCCGTGGATAGGCCCGGCCCATTCGCCTTCCCAGCGATAGTAGAAGAGAATGTCAACAAAAGCAAGGACTTCGCCGTTGGCCCCGTTTTCCGTCCACTTACGGACGACGTCGAATTTCCAGCCTATCCCGCATGGCCCGAAGACTTCGGTAAGCGCAAGGTATCTCCACTGAGGGTTGATATCGCTTTTGCCCTTTAATTTCCCGCCCTGAATCCGCTTGAGCGCTGTTTTAGGAGGTTCGCAAAGTTTACTCCAAAGTTCAAACGACATGGCTTATCCCTCCCTTTCTCGTTTGTACATCATCCATTTTGGCGCAAGCTGCCGAGACTTCGCAAAACCTTTCGCAGCGCGCCTCTCCCCACGTCTCCAGTTTATTGCACTTTCTGGCATACCCGGTGCGGAATGCTTCCTCAACTTCCTTGCGCAAGTTGTCATAAAAGTTATGGACGTAGTAATCGGGGAGACGCTGAACGGGAATCATATAAATGTTGTTTCCGATCCCGCGTGACTCCGCAATATAGGTGCCGCCGTCGCGAACTACGGCCATTATTCTCATCCGGGAAATCGGGAATCCCGCATCCTCGAACATAATGCGGTACATGTTTACCTGCAATTCTTCAGCCGACATTTCAATGGCGTTATCGTCCTGGACAACAATCTTCCGCGTCTTCACCTGTCCTTTTTTTTGACCTGACTTATAAATAACTTCGTTACCGTCGTCATCAAGCGCGGGGACGTCTATTGTTTTACGGCCTAAGCACTTAGCGACCTTGAATGAAGCAAAAGTCTTGTAATCCGTGAGAATATACTTCCCGCTTTCCTCTTCATCCTCTTCAAGGATGTCTGCGGTGCCGCTTATTTTGCCGTCGTCGAGACGCTCTTCCACGAGGACATTAAGTTGTCGGAATGACAGTTTGCCGTGGACAGCCGTCCCGAGGGCCGCAAAAGCGCGGCTGTCGGGGCTGACGGCGTAATCCGTGGTCTGCCGTAGGTAGATGATGCGGGGGCCGCTCCCGGCCATAGATGGCGTGATCCCGCGCCATGTGCGCTCGCTGGAAATGGTTCTCAAATAAGGTAGTGTTGCACACCGGTTATGCATCCGGCAACCGCCGGACGCGAGGCACGCACTGACTTCAACCTGTTCTTTGTCGGGACAGATGAAATACTTGATCATTTCTTCTCCTCCTCTTGTATTTAGGTTTGATGTACAATATATTTTTCGCCCTGTCAATACTTATCTATTATTTTTTTCTTGACAGCAACTTTTTTTTATGTCACCATTAAGCAAAACTAAAGAGGTGGATCATGATGATCTATGTTAGCCGGGACAAAATACTTCGCCAGCTTGAGCGCCAGGGGATGACTCAAACAGACCTGGCCATCAAAATGGGATGCACGAGGCAAGCGGTAAACAGCATGTTGATCGATGGCGTAAAAACGTTACGCTCGCTCAATAAAATGCTCGCGCATCTCGATTGCGACCCCCGTGATCTGATAGAGGTGAAAGATGCGTAGGCGCAGTAAGTATAATGCGGCGCCTACTGAATATAAGGGCGTCCGCTTTGCATCGCGACGCGAGGCCGCATATTGTGCGGAGCTGGACATCCTCAAGGCCGCTGGAGAGGTGGCCTACTATCTGCGGCAGGTGCCAATACATTTACCGGGAGGTATTACCTACCGCGTGGACTATGTCGTCTTTTACGCCGACGGGCGGGTTAGATACATGGATGTCAAGGGGCACAGAACCGCCATCTACAAAATAAAGAAAAAACAGGTCGAGGCGCTATACCCAATAACGATAGAAGAGGTGAAATGAAACCCGCCCGGCTAAACAAGCCCGGACGGGTTCAGGGAGGAGAAGAAGTGGTTATTTTCTACCACACACTTTCTCTCTTTGCAAGCGAAAAAAATGCTTGCATTCGTATGAGCAAGGTGGTATTAAGATGGCAAAGGTGATGATCCAATGTCGGATAATCAAAAAAACGTAACCTATAGGCATGCCTCAAGTACCGAGATTTTACTCGGCGCAGCCCGACATCTGCGATCACCGCTTGGGGCATGCTTATTTTATATGGAATAAATATCATGAACATGCTCGATGAGGCCCTCAAGTATAGGTCATGGGGGCTATCCATCATCCCCCAAAAAAATAAGATACCCCTTGTACCGTGGACTGATTATCAGAGGCGCCACCCCACTGAAGATGAGATAAAAAAATGGTGGGTGGCCAACCCGGACGCGGGTATAGCAGCAGTCGTCGGGAGCATATCCCACCTGGTGGTAATCGATTGCGACTCCAAGGAAGCCATTGAATATCTGGAGTCACAAATCCCCGATAGCATCCTTGTCCCGACTGCCCAAACGCCTCGCGGGGGTAGGCACTACTATTTCTTCTCGGACGAGGTGTACAAAAAATGTACAGGCATCCGAGAAAAAATAGACATCCAAGCGGAGGGCTCGATGATTGTCATGCCGCCGTCGCGAGGCCCAAACGGGGTATCATACCACTGGATACTCCCACCCAAGTCTTTTAATGATTTTCCAAGTATAAACTCTTTATCTGGAGATCTAATTAGATCTATAAATAAATATATAATAAGATCTACAGATCTAAAGAAAGGGGGGGTTATAGGGGGGGGAAACACTGAGGATGTAAGGAACTTACTTACAAATCCTTACATTGGTTACAATATCTTACAAGAGGGGACTCGTGACAATGACCTCTTTAAGATTGGGATGGCCCTTGCCGATGGTGGATTGCCACGTTGGATGATAGAGCAAGTTATTGAAAGGCTTGCGCTTTCAGCTAATCCGCCGTTTCCTGAAAAGGAGACGAAAGCGAAAATAGCTTCTGTTTTATCGCGGGTCAGGAGTAAAGAACGCAATCTCGCCGAAGAGGTCCGCGAGTGGATTTCCTTACAAGAAGGTTACTTTTCCCTTACATCAATCCAACATGACTTACAAATCCTTACAAAACGAGACATAGGAAACCTTTACGTTATCCTAAATCGATTGCAAGCAGAGAAAATCATTGAGAAATATGGCGAACAGCGCGGTTGGTACAGGACAATCGACAAGCATAACGACCATGAGATGGAGTTCATCGAGGGAGAGGTGAAGGAATTTGACGTAGCATTACCGTTTGGCCTGAATAAGATATGCTCTCTTTACCCGAAGAACATAATCATTGTCGCCGGTAGCAAGGGAAGCGGTAAAACAGCGCTCCTGATGAACATCGCGTTGATGAATCAGGACAAACACGAGGTGATGTATTTCAATTCAGAGATGGGGACCGAAGAATGGTCACGCCGGCTAAAAAATATGGGGGTGCAGAGTAAAGAGGACATAGGATTTAAGGCATATGGGATTCACAAAGATTTTCATGATATGATGGACGAGAGTAAAAAGATATTTATTATTGATTACTTAGAGATACACAAAGATTTTTATGAGATTGCAAAGCATATAAGGAAAATACATGAGGCTATAAAAGACGGCATTTGTTTCATTGGGGTGCAAAAAAAGAGGGGGGAAGAACTTGCGAGGGGGGGCGATTTTTCGATGGAGAAATCGCGTCTGTACCTTAATTTGGAATATCTTGAGGGTGAGCGTTGCACGAAATTAACAATAATAAATGCCAAAGCTCCGAAGGTGCCGGCAAGTTTAAGCGGCTGGTCGAAGCGGGTGCGTATAATAAACGGCTCGAAAATGGAGGCGTTAGATTTGGAATGGAAGGTGTAAAGGATTTGTGGGTCGGATGTTTCAATTATTACCGCGAAATCCATATCGAGTATACCTATGCTTACACCGAGAGGCAAGCATGGCTCCTTATGTGTAAGCGGCTTTCCCATAAAGTAGGCGTGCATCCGAGTGTAATTATGCGATATTTTGATGGTGAATCAAATAACTTTTCTATACGGAAGGAGATTGAATATGAGGTGGATGATGAAGATAAGCCTCATGTGGATGTTTAATCACGGGATTTTATCAAAGCGTATTGTTAGGAATTTATGCATCATTTTCAGATTAGCGGGTTATTGAGATTAAAAAAAAGGAGGGATAAAAAAAATGAACTCAGAAGTGCAGGAGATGATCAATCTGGTACGCGAGGAGATGGAGAGGATTATCTCTCGAAATCCTGAGCAGGAGAAATCAATGGAGACAGATATCCAGATAGTCCGAGAGCTGATCCCGGAGGCATACGTGTGCCTCGATAAGGCGGTCAATGTCATCTGGCCGGCGGAATCGATGCAGGAAGTCGAGAATCTGCTTGATGATTTTGCGCAGATAGGCATATTGCTGAAAGAATACATCGAGAATCCTAAAAGACCCGAGTGGATTCTAAGCGGAAAACATGCCGAGATAAGGCTGATCCCGGATGTGAGCATTAAGAATGCCATTAAGCCCGCAAAGCCATGTTTGCATATTGTGGTGGGGCCTGATTTTGTCAGCCCGTTTGCGCGGGGGGGGAGGAGGAGACGAAGTGAAAGCCAATCTTAAAAAAGCCTTAATCCGGGACGCGGGAAACGTCAGTCATTATGTCGAGGCGGTCAAAGGCGCGGCAGGCATTGAGCTAAAGCACTCGGTTGTTGTCCGCCCATGCGTGGTAGAGGTCCCCACGGAGAAGCAGGCCGAGAAGCTGGTGAATGAGCTGGCGGCGTTGCTGGGTGGAAATGGCAACCTCGCCGCTCATGTCGAAAAAAAATAGCGCATGTGCGCGATATTATTGTATTATTAGCGTTGTCTGGCGAAAAATCTTGCGCACTTTGAGGATATTTTTGGCTGGGCGAAAAAAGATAAGCCCGGCGATATTGATGATAGACGTAAGTTATTGATATCGTATGGGTATTTACAGGGGCAAAAAATAGAAAAAATAATAGAAATATGTAAAAAAAATGCTTGACAAGATAAAAAAATATGATAAGCTGTAATCAAAAAGAGGGGAGGAGGAAGAAAGATGAAGAGGCAAGATGTTAAAGCATACATGCTGGGAGGCGGATCAGGGACGAAAAAAATACTGTATGTTATTACTGTGCGACCTGATGACACGTGGGTGTGGTATGACACCTATAAGGGCTACGGGAAGGCTGCCTCTAATAAAGAGGCAGCGAAAAAAATTGTGGAAGAAGAGATACTTCCACGTTGCGAGGACTGAGACCGACCGGAACCTCGCGAGAGGCCCCATAACAAAAGGAGGAAGAGAAGTGAGAAAAGAAAAACTTACAAAAGAACTGGCGGCCCGTGGTGTCCGCAATATCCGAGGGAGGGAACTTGGTCTGTGTACAGAGGCAGAATTGGAGGAGCACTTGCAAAAGATGCAAGAAGTGGATGAGGCGATAATGCAGGCTTGCGTCTCAAGGCTGAAATGAAACCCCTACAATGAAAGTCTTAGGAGAAATACCAGGGAAACAAAGGGAGGAAAAGATGGGTTGGCTACACGGAGATGAGGACGGACTGGAAAGGTCGGGGGCCTACCGCTGCCCTCACGGAGTAGACGTTGCCCCCGGACGGGACTTTTGCCCGGAATGCCACAAACTCCGCCTTGAGGCGGAAGAACGAGAGGCGGCATATTGGGTCGCTTTAGAAGAGGAACGCCTGCGGAAGTGGCGGCAAGAATCGCCACTGGTGACGGAGGTCCCGATAAGGTCCGTCGAAGTTATCACGGACTTTGAGAGGGGACTCACGAAGTGGGTCCCCTGGGACGTCTTTAAGAAGACAATGCGGGGCGAGTGGCGGTATGACGCCGCTCGCAAGAGTATCTCTACACCCACGGGTTACCCGCTCCGGGTCGAGGTGGAAGAGCAGGCACCAAAACAAAAAGTAATCCTGAGAAAGAAAGGAGGAACGAGATGAAGCCAAAAGTTGACCTTATCGTTACCCGGCACCCCGGTCTCGTGGAATATCTCCGCGAGCTGGGGGTAGTGGCGGAGGGTGTGGAAGTTATCGACCACGCCACGCCCGAAGCAGTGGCTGGGCGCCATGTGTGTGGCGTCCTGCCCCACTCGCTGTCGTGCCTGACGGCGAGTTTTACCGAAGTACCACTTCGGCTCACCCCTGAGCTTAGGGGAAAGGAAATGGACTTGGAGACCCTGAGGAAGGTTGCGGGGTCTCCAGTCACCTACAAGGTGGAGGTGATAAAATGAATCTGACCAGAACCCGCGCTTAGAACGCGCGGAGCGCGAAGAGCGCGAGCTGGAGGTACTCCGCTTAGAGCGGATGCTCCGACGGGAAGAGTATGAAGCGTCGCCGGAGGGCCAAGCGGAAATGGACCGCCGGTTGGAGGAATTTCGGGCGAACATCCAAAACGGGACCCCCGACGAGGAGGGTGAGCGGTGGCGGCCACAAGCCACTATCGCAGGGGCACCGGCGGCTTTTATAGACATTGGCGCCGCCCTGGCGATACCAAGGGCGAAGCGACCAGTCTGCTCCCTGTGTGGGTGCAGGCTGATGGCCCGTTACCTTTGCGCAGGCGAGGCAATTTGCCTCCGCTGCGCGGGGGAGCTGGGTAAATAGGATGAGTTCGATGTTCCGGGTAATCAATGAGGGAGGGTATGGAAATGACTGAAGACTGCAAAAATGAAGGGGGGTGTATCATATATAACGGGTGGTTAAAGCAGTATGCCACCCTGAGAGAGGCGAAGAGAGAGGCGGAGAGGTACATTTCACGGGGTGACGCGCCTGATGGGTGTCACATTGCTAAGATAGTCGAGATTATCAGGGTTAAGGGGGGAATGAAAATGAATCAAGAAAACATCATAGATAAATATGCAGTTAGTAAAGGTGGCTATATTGTAGTGAGAAAAAGCGAGTTTTTGATTTATAACACACTGAAAGAGGCGGAAGAGGCGGCAGAGAAGGCTTTAGAATATCGGCATGAAGGAGCGTTTTCGATTGCGGAGGTTTGCGAAAACGTGTGGGTTGAAATAACAACTAAGTTTTTCAAGGAGGTCGTGAAATAAATTTTTAATGGAGGAAAATAATGGCAATACTTTCCGAACACACAATGCCCCGCGATTATTTGTTTCCAGGCACCAATGTATATGTTTTGGTATGCGCCGGGAGAAGTCATCCAAAGATTATCAAAGGAATAATTGAGTATTTATCTTATAATGAAATGGATGAGGGCCTTTGGTATTATTATGTTGGCGTTCCGAAACGGTATACAAAATATGTTTGCGTGGACCCTTTGATACAATCTCCTGTATCGCGTGGATTGATAAGGAATTATGTTTTTCTAACAAAAGAAGAAGCATTGGAGGCATTACCTATAAACAAGCATGCTTATCTCGAAAGAAATTCATAATGATATTTTTACTCACGAGAAGAGGCAAAATCCTGGCTGGGGAAGGATGCCCGGCACATTTACAAATTCTGGAACAAGGAGGCTTAAAATGTGGAAAGTCATATGTTGGATAGCGGGAGGAATCGCTACGGGGTGCGCAGTGCTGGTTTTCTTTGGCATGATGTTTTTTTTGGGGTTGTGGATAGGCGCCAACATGATAGGGGGAGCGTGGTGAGGGGTGTGTTGAAAGATTTAATGAAAATATATAGTACGGCTTATGAATATGAAAAGGAGGCAAGATGCAATACCGCAAATTGAAAGATCTTAAGAAGCTGGAGAATAATCCACGGATCATCCGGGATAAGCAATTTCAAAATCTTGTCGCCTCCATCAAAGAAAACCCGAAATTCTTTGAAGCGCGGCCATTGATCCTATCTAATCGGACGGGAGAAATGGTAATCATTGCAGGCAATCAGCGATATGAAGCGGCAAAGGCGGCAGGGCTTAAAGAGGCCCCGACATATCTCATGGAGGGCTTGACCGAGGCAAAGGAAAAGGAAATCACAATCCGGGATAACACACAACAGGGCGAATGGGATATGGGTCTGCTGGCTGCTTGGGATGACTTGCCGTTGATAGAATGGGGAGTAGAATTGCCGGAAGCATGGATGGAATCTATTGATGGAACATCATTGCCTGAGCAGGGATCGGGAAAAGAAAAAAAATCAACTACTATTTGTCCAAAATGTGGTTTTAAGTATGCAATCAAATGAAATAGCATTCTTAGCGTACTATCCTACAAAGAAACGACAAAAAAACAATAGTTTTGAGGGTAATTACAATATCGGGGCCAATGTCATTATGGATGTGCTGAAGCGGAACGGGATTGGTTGCGATATTTGTACACCGGACACGGCAAAGAACTATAAGATTGTTCTTATATCACTCACCTCTGATTATGACTGCATTGCCTTATACCGCGCAATTGCTCTGCTTCCTACATGGCAACCGAGGCGTAAGTTTACGGTTATAGCCGGTGGCGCTGGGATGCAAAATCCTACAACAATTAGGAAATATGTTGACTATGCCGTCTTTGGTAGAGCTGAAAACGTTATTTATCCCTTAGTGGATTGTGTTATGGGTGGTGGTATCTATACACATGAAAGCGTAATGAACTTACCAGAAATTCATCCGGTAACACTGGCCCAGTCGGTGGAGTTATATCCACATGATATTGACTTAGGTAACGGTAGGGGATGCAGGCAGTGGAAAGAATCATTTATCGGCTGTCCGAATAAATGTCTCTTCTGTTATTACACTTGGGCACGGAAGAGAGTAGGAGAGGGAGATACGTATTATCAGGGCGATCTTACCATGAAGCGATCTATTGAATGTCTGTGGAAAGATATACCTAAGATTAACAAGAAACAGGGACGCATCAGGTCTGCTATTGATGGCTTCTCTGAGCGGCTGCGCATGGTCTATGGAAAGAAGATTACGAACCAAGAAATAATTGACGGGATAAATCACCTTGGGATCTACGATGGTATAACTGTGCTGCTAATATATAATATTAGTAATATGCCCCATGAGACACAGGAAGACCGCGACGAGTTATATACAATCGTAAAACAGGCCGACCCTAAAAATAGGGTTGTCGTCGTCTTTCAAAGTACACCTTTCAGGCCATCACTGTTAACACCTCTTCAATGGGCGCCTGTTACCCTATATCCGGCAACGTCTGACCTATCGGCGCAGGTGATATACGACTCTGATAATCTCAGGATCATGCACTCATTTAGTAATGAAAGCCCATGGTCGCAACTTGAAACGGTGATCATATCAAGAGCGACATCTGAAACGGACAAATTATTTCATATTTTGTGCTTTCACCCGGAACTCAAGAAAGGAACGGCGTGGGAGAGGGTGGGGCTATTGCGACGCAGTTTTGACCTTGCTCCATATTTAAGGGAGTACTCTGTAGATGAAAAGCATCCAGCTTGGTTTCTATCGTCTTATACGGACAGCTCAAGACTACGGAGAATATATAAAATTGCGGAGAGAAAATTTACTAAAAGTAAAGGCCGCAAGCCAAAGCCAACAGCGTTACTTGAGTTTGAGAAGGGCAATCTTTACTCAGACCAGCGGGACCGAGCGGAGATGGAGTCTTCCCCGCAAAAGAGGTCAAGCCCAGGTGTCCCAGAAAGGGGGGGATGTAAACCATGGCGAACGAAGTAGACATTGAAACGGCCGCCCATAGAATTTTCGGAATAACACCCCGGCAGTACAGAAAATATGTGCAGGATAACGGTGCCCCTCCCGTAGAGCGAGGAAAAGTGAATATATTATTGGCTTGCCAGTGGCTAATCAAGTATTATCGAGAGCTCGCAGAAGGAGGAACTCTATCTCTCGCTCATGAAAAAGCCAGATTAGCGAGAATCAATGCCGATAGGAAAGAGCTGGATTTGAATCTCAGACGTGGGGAGTATATTCTGGTTGCCGATGTCATGAAAATGTGGCCCTTTGTTGTGCAGGAAATAAGCGCAAGGATCATGCTTATGCCTCCGAAAATATCCCCTCGTGTTTTGGGATTGAAGACGATACCTGAAATTAGGGAGGTGATCAGGAAAATTGCTAAGGAGATAGTGGATGAGATCGCCAAGCTCGATATTATGGAGATTGCAGCTAAGGCAGATATCCGTGGATTGATTGCGCTTAATGTGCCAGATACCGATACCAATCAGCGTACAATCTGCAAGCCTAAAAAATAGGAGGCCAGGTGAACGATACTGATGTCAGTGAGGTGGAGGCCCAGCAGGTATTGGAGGCCGGCCTCGCAAGGCTATTGCAATCAGAGATGGATACCGGCCATCTGCTTAGGGCCCTGCCGAAGAGCGTGCGCGAGATTGCCGAGGTGATCGGCATTGAGCAGACAATTCATCTGCTCGCGCAATTACCGGCATACCAGCGGCCCGACAGGAAAACGCCGACGCTAATCATGTATGTCCCTAAGAGATTGCCGCTCGACCACGAGCTGATAGCCATGATCGGGTATCGGGATGCACAGAAGCTCGTGCGCGTATTCGGCGGGGAGATACTGTATCCTTGCACCTGCAAGGATATTTTTAGGATCATGCGCGATGAGGCTATACGCCGCATGATCAGATTGGGCGCCCGTGCCGAGGTAGTGTCTGGGCTTTTCGGCATGACGGAGCGTAATGTGCGTAATATCATCGGCAATAGACAGGATAGGGGCCTCGGCAGCCCGAAGGAGGAATGATGCTTGAGACTTTATTTGGCGGGATATTTGGTGGTCTGTTACGGCTAGCCCCGGAAATTATCAAGTTGTTCGACCGTGCCAACGAGCGTAAGCATGAGCTGGCGATGCTGAGCGCGGAGATGGAGTTCGCTAAAGTACGCGGCGAGATCGCTATGAGGGAGACAGAGGCGGAAATGACAGAAAAAGAGCTGGATGCCATAAGCTCGGCATTCGCCGAGCAGAGCAAGACGGCCGTGGCCGCAGGGAAGAAAGTTGCCGCTATATCTGCGCTGGTGAGACCCCTCATCACCTATGCGTTCGTCGTGGCTTATTTCATCGTGAAACTCGCATCTTACTTACTTGCTCTTGAGCAGGGCGGCAACTGGCGCGACGTGATCCTGAGCTTATGGACGCATGATGATGTGACCATCCTGTTTATGATTATCTCTTTCTGGTTCGTGGGCCGCGTATGGGAGCGCTCCCGGACATGAGTGTAGAGACCGCGCTTGATATAGTGGCCAAACTATGCAGGTGGTTCGAGGGCTTCCGCGCCGTTCCTTACCGATGTCCCGCCGGATATTGGACTATCGGTTATGGCACGGTCTATAAGCCGGGAGGGATCAGGGTGACACCAGATCATCCACCGATCACTAAGGCTCAGGCCAATGAGTGGTTGTTATATGAGTTGCGGTACAATTACATAGCTGGTGTTCTGCGTGCATCACCCCGCCTAATCAATTACCCCCGGCCCTTGGCCGCCATTACCGACTTCGCCTACAACCTCGGTGTGCCGCGTTATAGGGCGAGCACCCTTCGCAGGCGTATCGATGAGGAGGATTGGGGTGGGGCGATAGAGCAGTTAATGCGATGGACCAGGGCCGGAGGGCGAGTGCTGAGAGGTCTGGTGCTCCGCAGGCAGGCGGAGGCAGAACTTATCAGAGAAGCTAACCCCCCGGTGTTAAAGGTACTTTCCGGGGTGGGGCTATAGCGGGCTCTCAAAAGCTCGCGGCTTATCATTTGTGGGTGCCCAAAAAAGTGAATTTCTCTTTTTCATTTTATTGCCTGGAAATAATTGAAGGGCCCCTGTGTGGAAACTAAAAGCTTTTGTAAGGTTGGTGAAATCGCCGAATTGCTTATGCTATCCGAGCGACGAATACATCAGCTTGTCCGGCAAGGCATTATTCCAAAAGCAAAAAGGGGCCGCTATGAATTGGCATCCGCCGTCCAGGGATACATCTGCTATCTTGAATCCCGCAATCCAGCGGTTGCGCCCACCGTGGGTGAGGAGGTCTTCAACTATCGGCGGGAGCGGGCCAGGCTGACCAAGGCCCAGGCAGACAGGGCAGAGGCGGAGACGGCAAAAATTACAGGTGAGGTAGTGAGTGTGAGACAAGTCGAGTGCAATCTCGCCACCCTATTCGCCGAGGTGGCGGCCAATATGCGCAATATCCCGACCAGGGTGGCATCCGCCCTTGTCGGTAATACCGATGAGCGCGAAGTGAAGGCCGTGCTGTTACGCGAGATTGATTCCGTACTGACCGCTTTGGCCGATACCGACATGCTGATCGAGCCATCGGAGGATGAGGAGGGCGCCGACAGTGGGGAGATTTGACAATAGCGCCGTATTGGCGCGCACGGTAAGGGACGCCAAACAACATCTGCGCCCGCCGCCCGATCTTAAGCCAAGCGAGTGGGCAGAGGCCAACATCAGGATTCCGATAGGCAATGCCATCCCCGGATTCATCCGATTCGACAATGCCCCCTACCAGCGCGAGCCGCTGGACATGACCATCTCCCCCGATTGCCACCGCATAACCCTGATGTGGAGTGCGCAGGTCGGCAAGACAACGGTCGCACTGTGCGCCCAGGCATACCATATCGCCATGCGCCCGCTATCGCAGATGATGATGCAGCCGAGCCAGACCGACTTACAGGTCTGGTTGAACACCAAATTTTTGCCGCTGATCGAGTCAAGCCCCGGCATCCGCGACCGACTGGCGAAACCGCGAGGCCGTGACGGTGTGAACAACAGCACCATGAAATCATACCCAGGCGGCTTTATCATGTTTGCATGGTCTGGAAGTCAGAAGACTATGCGTGGCAGGTCGGCCCCTTTTATCGTGGCCGATGAAATCGACGGCTATGAGCCATCTGCCGAGGGACATGCCGTGGGTCTCATGTGGCAACGGGCCGCCACTTTCGGCGACCAGCGGAAGCTGATAGAAATCAGTACGCCGACCATCAAGGGGTCCTCCTACATCGAGGACGCCTTCAATGCGGGCGACCAGCGATACTTTTATCTGCCCTGCCCAGATTGCCACGATTTTCAAAAGCTGGAGTGGGAACAAGTTACATGGCGCGGAAAATCTGAACCAGATGATTATCAGGACCCCTTCACATCCCGTTACGTCTGCCGCTATTGCGGGAGCCCGTGGAATGATGGTCAGCGGATATGGGCCGTGCGTAATGCCGAGCGTCTGGGCGGAGGATGGCGGGCATTGAAGCCCTTCAGAGGACACGCTTCGTTTCACCTTAACGAGCTATATTCCACTCTCCGCCGTCTCGGAGACATCGTGCAGAGCTATTTGGATAAGCGCGCCACCAATGACATGCAGACTTTTGTCAACGTCTCCCTCGCGTTGACCTACGAGGAGCCGGGGGAGCAGGCGAATCCCGACAATCTGATGGCCCGCGCCGAGCAATTCCGCGCCCAGGTTCCGGCCGGTGGCTTAGTGCTTACCGCCGGAGTCGATATGCAGCATGACCGCCTTGAGGTGGAGGTAGTCGCATGGGGGCGCGGCGAGGAATCGTGGTCGGTCGATTACCAGGTTTTGTGGGGAGACCCCTTGCAGATTGATGTATGGGACGAGCTGGAGGCCCTATTATCCTCCACCTGGCAGCACGAGTCCGGGGCGCAACTGCCGATAGTCGCGGCGTGCGTGGACACCGGCGGCACCGGAGGTACCACACAGGCCGCCTATGACTGGTTGCGCGGCAAGACGGGCAGACGGATATTCGGCACTAAGGGGGTCGGGGGGTGGGGGCGCCCGATTGTCTCGGCGCCGAGCCGAAAACAGATGGGGAAAAACAAGCGCAAGATTGATTTATTCCTCGTCGGCGTGGACGAGGCAAAGCTGACGGTAATGCGTCGCCTTGCCGTAGAAAGCCCCGGCCCTGGATATTGCCATATCCCAGCCGACAGGGGGATGGACTGGTGCAGACAGCTCACCGCCGAGAAACTTGTGACCCGTTATGTTAAGGGCTTTCCGGTGCGCTCGTGGTATCAGACATACCAGCGCAATGAGGCCCTGGACTGCCGGGTGTATGCCCTGGCAGCGCTCAAGATCGCCAATCCAAGTTTTAAGCGGGCGGCTGAGCGGCTGCAGATGGATGTTGCCGTCGAGAATGACCAGGAAAAAGCGCCAGAGGAAACAGAGTTGCAGATAACGCAATCTTCACAAAAGCGAGCCAAAATGTCCGCCAGAAGACGAGGCGGTTGGGTCAGAAACTGGTGAGAACTATATGCCTTTATTCCCATCATACATTGTAGCCGGAACAACTTTTAAGAAAATCATCGTACTAACCGCCTATCCCGCCCCCGACTGGGAGCTGACCGCCATTTTGCGCGGCCCGGACAGCATCGACCTGACGGCCGAGACCGACGGCACCAATCATCATTTCATTGTCGCCGCCTCTGTTACCGCTACCTGGTCGGCCGGGGAGTATTGGTATTCTCTGCGCGTTACCGATGGGGATGCAGTGGTGGAAATTGAGGCCGGGCAGACTACCATCAAGCCGAATTTGGCCGTGGTAGGGGATGGATATGACGGCCGTGCTCATGTTCAGCGCGTCCTCGCCGCCATCGAGGCGGTGCTGGAAAAGCGTGCCACCATCGACCAGGAGAAATATAAGATCAATAATCGTGAGCTGTGGCGCACGCCTATTCCCGACCTACTTATTCTGCGCGACCGCTACCGAGCCGAACTGCGTCGCATGAATGCGGCCCGCGTCGGCGGCCTCTTCGATCAGCACGTCCGCGTGAGGTTCCAGTAATGTCCATCCTCGATTTTTTCAGGCGGCAGAAATCGGCTGATGTTTCGGTAGCCGATAATCCGATAATGGAATCGCCTCGCACAATAATCCGTACAGTCGTGCGCATGTTATCGGGCGCAAGACGCGACCGCCTATCCGCCGATTGGGTATCCTATCCGATGACGGCGGAATCGATTATCCGCCGGCATCAGCGCATCCTTGTCGCCCGCTCCCGCGAGCAGACAGCGAATAATGATTATGCCCGTGCCTTCGTCAGGATGGCCCGGCAGAATATCGTCGGTCCGAAGGGTATCCTCTTGCAGGCGCAAAGCCGCGACGAGAAAGGGAATCTCGACACGCTTGCCAATCAGGCAATCGAGGCCGCATGGGAAAGATGGGGGCGCCGTGATAATTGCGATATTGCCGGGCGGCAGAGCTGGCGCAGCATTCAGGCCAGCGCGGTACAATCATTAGTCCGGGACGGCGAGTTTATGATTCGCAAAATCTTCGGCAAGGACGCCGGCCCGCTGGGATTCGCCTTGCAGGTGATTGACCCGCAGCGGTGCGATCCGGCGTTCGACCGTAACGACCTGCCCGATGGCCGCTTTATCCGCGCTGGCATAGAGTACAATCAGTACGGGCGGCCGGCAGCATACCATTTCACTGTGGTGAAAGAATCCGAGGACTATTACAATTATACCAGCTCGGGGAGCAACTATTACCGCATAGCTGCCGATGAAATCATCCATGGATTCTTGCCGGAAATGGTCGGCCAGAAGCGTGGACTTCCATGGATGGCCACGAGCCTTTTTAGGATGAAACAGCTCGTCGGCTTCGAGGACGCGGCCGTTGTGAATGCTCGCATCGGCGCCTCGAAGATGGGGATCATCCAGTGGAAAGAGGGGCGGGGCCCCGAAATGGATGAGACCGAGCTGGAAGCCTTTGAAATGAGCGCGGAGCCGGGGGAATTTCCGATCCTTCCCGAGGGCGCGGAGCTAAACGCATGGGACCCGGCGTATCCCTCCGGCGAGTTTTCTTTATTCAACAAGGCTATGTTGCGCGGTATCGCGGCCGGCTATGGCGTGCTCTATAACAATCTTGCTCAGGACCTTGAGGGCGTCAACTACAGCAGCATCCGCCAGGGGTCGCTTGATGAGCGCGAGCATTGGAAGGAGATGCAGGAGCTGCTGATAGAGATGTTGCCTCAGCCGGTCTTTGAGACCTGGCTTCCTCGCGCCTTATTGGCCGGGCATATCACTGTTCTGGGGCGCCCGCTGAAGCCGGAGCGAATCGACCGCTACAGCGTAGTGAGCTGGCAACCGCGACGTTGGGCATGGATTGATCCTCGCGCGGACGTGCAGGCGGCCGTGATGGCTAAAAATAATCTATTGCAGTCGCCAGGGCAGATCATCCGTGAGAGTGGCCGCGACCCATCAGATGTTTGGCGTGAAATAGCCGCCGACATACAAGAGATGCGTAACGCAGGTATCCCTGAAGAGTACATCCAGGCGGCAATCTTAGATAAGAATATGCAGGCCGCGATCATGGGGCGGCAAACCGAAAAAAAGTGAGGACTGGGTAATGGAAAAAGCGCCAGAGGAAAAGAAAATAACGAAAGGGCAAGGTAGCGCCATGAAGAACACCATCGAGCAACGCTTGGCAGCGATAAAAAAAGACAATCGGGCCTTCCGTCCGGCTGAAGTCCGTGGGATCGATGTCGAGGCCCGCACCGTCGAGCTTGCCTTTTCGTCCGAGGCCGAGGCGCGGCGCTGGTGGGGGATCGAGATATTGAGCCACGACCCGGGAGCGGTAATCCTGGATCGCTTGCAGGCCGGGGCGGCGTTGCTCGTGAATCACGATACGAGCGACCAAGTAGGAGTCATCGAGTCGGTTTCCATCGACGCAGACCGCCGGGGGCGGGCTGTGGTTCGCTTCGGGAGAAGCGACCGGGCCGAGGAAATCTTTGACGATGTAAAAGATAACATCCGTAAGCACGTATCGGTAGGTTACATAATTCACGATGCGCTGCTTATTGAACAGCGTGATGGCGAGGATGTATGGAAGATCACGTCCTGGGAGCCGTTCGAGGTTTCGATTGTTCCCGTCCCAGTTGATATTACTGTGGGAGTCGGGAGAAACTTAGAAATTAAACAAAATGAAATTGAACCGAGAGGAATAGAAAAAATGCCTGACGAAAAGAAAGAAACACAGCCCCTTATCGATGCCGCAGCAGAGCATCGCAAAGGAACGGAAGCCGAGCGCGCCCGTGTGCGCTCGATAGTCGAGATGGGCGAGAAGTTCGGCGCCCCTGACCTGGCCCGCGACGCAGTGAAGGATGGTGTGAGCGTGGCTGAGTTCCAACAGCGCCTGCTGGATCATATCAATGCCAGGGCGCAGAAGCCGCTTGCCGATCAATTAAGCGATAACGACATCGGCCTCACAGACAAAGAGGCGCGCAGCTTCAGCTTTTTGAGGGTTATTCGCGCCCTCGCGGAGCCGACAGACCAGCGGTTGCAGAGAGAGGCCGCCTTCGAGTTTGAGGCATCACGCGCCGCCGCGGAAAAGAGCGGCAGAAAATCCAACCGTTTCACGATTCCAACCGACGTCCTTTGTCGCGCCCTCAATACCAGCATCACGGGCACCGACCCGGGTGATACGGGCGGTTTCTTGGTGGCCACCGAGCTTCTCTCGGCGAGCTTTATTGAGATTCTGCGCAATCGCGCTACGATTATGCAGCTCGGCACGGTAATCGGCGGGCTTGTCGGTAATGTCGACATCCCCAAACAGACTGTGGCCGCGCAAGGCTACTGGCTGGGAGAAGATGATGATGCCACCGAGAGTATTTTTGACCTGGGGCATATCGTTATGTCGCCCAAGACCGTCGGTGCATACTCTGAGATCACCAGACGCTTGCTGATGCAATCCAGCCGTGATGTTGAGGCTATGGTGCGGGCCGACCTCGCCCGTGCTTTGGCGCTTACTATAGATGCGGCGGGATATTACGGGACCGGAGACAATGATCAGCCCAAAGGAATAGCGAGCTACGACGGCATCAATGCCAAAGATTTTGTCGCAACTCAGCCCACTTTTGCCGAGCTGGTAGCAATGGAGACCTTAATCAGCCTCGATAATGCCGACGTGCAGTCTATGGCTTATGTCGGCGATGCCTCTTTCCGTGGGCACTGCAAGACAACTGAGAAATTTACCGGCACTGGCGCTACGCTGTGGGAGCCCGGGGGCACTGTGAATGGCTACGCCGTGCAGATCACCAATCAGATCACAACCGGCGATGTATTCATGGGAAACTTCGCCGACCTCCTGATCGGCATGTGGGGTGGGCTCGACCTGATGGTCGATCCATACACCCACAGCAAGAAAGGTCGTATACGGGTTGTGATCTTCCAGGATGTGGACTATGCGCTCCGGCGGGAAGAGTCATTCTGCCTGGGGAAAAAGCAGGTAACAACGTAAGAATTACTTGATACCGCAAGGGGCCGCTGATTAGGCGGCCCTCGGCATAAGGAGAAGTAAATTGGAAAAAACAGTATGGCTGAGGGTATCCAGCGCATTTCTCGTCGGCGGTAAGATTGCCAGAGCTGGCGATATAGTCGAGGTGGAGGAGAGTGTCGCCCGCTCTCTGCTGCATCGGGGGAAGGCATCGTTGGCTACGATGCCGCAGGAGAAAAAAATCGAGCCTGAGCCTGAGCCGCCTGAGGCAAGAATAGAGTTGGTCGAGGTCGTAGCAAAGCCCAAAAAACGGCGTGGCAAGCGGGGTAAGTGATGCCCAAGGCCGCCTGGGAAGACTTGGATGTGTACTTCGACACGGACGAGTTTGCCGTGGCCGTGACCCTGCAATTACAAGACAAGACTGAGCGTCAGATCAATGCCATTTTTGACGATCCGTATCTCAATGCTGAGCTCGGCGAATACGAGTTCGACACGAATCGCCCTAGGCTGACTTGTAAAGAGTCCGATTTGGCGGGCGTTACACGCGGCGATAAGGTTGTCATCGGCAGCATCACTTACGATGTGCTGTCCGGCCCGCAGTCTGACGGTACGGGCCTGGCTATGCTGGAGCTGGCGAAGCAATGATCGAGTTTGTAATCGACACCAGCAGCCTGCGGCAGGCAATAATCGACCTCGCAACCACTCAACCGGAAATATCCAAAGCCCTGAATGCCACGCTGCGCAAGATGGCATCCTGGGTGCGCACGCAATCTACGAGGGGCCTATCCAAAGAGCTGGCCGTCCAACAGAAAGTAATCCGCCGGCGCCTAAAAACCGCAAAACTGAAGCGCACGGGCGCGGGGGCCAGCGTGATCGTGTGGCATGGTCTTAACCCGATTCCGCTAATCCATTTAAAGGCGCGCGAGACGAGAGGCGGAGTAAAGGCGTCCGGCGGACGATTCGTCGCTGGGAGCTTCATCGCCCGCGCCAAGGGCGGCAGTTTACAGGTATTCAAACGGCGCGGCAAGCCACGATTGCCGATCGACAAGCAGACCGCCGATATTGCCGACAAGGCCGAGAGCTACATCGAAGATAAGATTGTGCAAGCCGCCTTATTCGAGGCCCAATTTTACAAGATTTTTGAGCACGAGCTGCAATGGCAAACGCGAACACGTTGACCACCCTTGATGCGGTGCATACCGGCATAATTTCCGCAATCGCCGCGAAGTTTACGGCCCTGAAAACGGTCGCCGCCTACCCCACGGACCGCAAAGCCCTTACAATCCCCGCGTGCCTCATCGAGCTGACCGAGATGACCGCGATAAATGACGAGGACCCGGGCACCGAGCAGCAGGCGGTGTATGCCCGCTTCGAGGCCCGGTTGATCATCGGATTTCGACAGACCAGTGAAAAGAATCCTAAGCTCGAAATCCGCAAGCTGGCAGCAGCAGTCGGCGCCTTTGTGCGCGCCCAGCGCTGGGGGTGCCCTATCGGTCCGGCGGAACTGATCGGCATCTACCAGGATGATTTCGACCCAGAGCTGGATCAGTACGAGGTATGGCGCGTCGAGTGGCAGCAGATCATCCACTTGGGTGAGAGCGTATGGACGGGCTACGATGAGGGCGATGTCCCGCAACGAGTATATCTGGGCATCGCGCCTGAGATAGGACCCGAGCATATCGATGATTATGTGGAGATCACCGGGTTTTTGGGCATACCTGAGCCACCACCGGATGTCCCAGAGATACCAGAGGGTGAGCCGTGAGCCAATGGGCACAGGCTGAGACGGAGCGGATACTGGCGAACCTAATCCGCGTTGGCGTGATCACCGAGCTGGACGACGCAAAGGCGCGGGTGAAGGTCCGTACCGGCGGCATCATCACCGATTGGTTGCCCTGGCTTACGCACCGCGCAAGCGAGGACCGCAGTTGGTGGGCCCCGGAGCCGGGCGAGCAGGTAATAGTGCTATCGCCCTACGGCGATCAGTCGCAGGCTGTAGTGATTCCCGCCATCTACCATACGGCCTATCCCGCCCCGGCGGACAAACGCACCATTAGGCGCACGATTTATCAGGATGGGACCGTCACCGAGTACGACCGAGAGAACCACGTGATGAATATCGCGCTCAACCCGGAGGGCACAATCAATGCAACAGTCGGAGAATCGCTGATCACCATGAACACGAGCCGTATCCTATTGAGCAGCAATGGCAGCACGCTGGAGCTTGACGTAGCGGGCGTGCGGATTAACGGCGTAAGGATTGACCTAAACTAATGGCAGCAGTAACGCGCTTAGGAGACATCTGCACCGGCCACGGATGTTGGCCGCCCCGCCCTAATGTAGAGGCATCCGCCGACGTATTCGCCAATGGAATCGGCGTACACCGCCAGGGGGACGCATGGATGCCTCATACTTGCCCGGAAATTCCGGAAACGCACGCCGGGTCCCTGGCGGCTGGAAGTTCTGCGGTATACGCCAACGGAAAACAGGTTGGCCGGATAGGGGACCCAGTGTCGTGTGGGTCCGCAGTCGCTACCGGAAGCCCCAATGTCTTCGCCGGGGACTGAGCTAACAGGAAAAAGCGCCAGAGGAAAGAGATAATAACAGTAGCCAGAATGGCCCCATGAAAGGCACGTCGGCATCCACAGGCAAGCCACTAAGCGGCATCGACCATCTAAGGCAGTCGATCCGGGACATCCTGACTACCCCTATCGGAAGCCGGGTGATGCGGCGCGAGTATGGATCGCGCCTCTATCAGTTGATCGACGCGCCGATAAACCGTAGCATATTATTGGAGATTTACGCGGCCACTGCTGAGGCGCTCATCCGTTGGGAGCCGCGCTTCCGTCTGCAGAAGGTGGTGGCCGCAAGCGCCGCCCCCGGAGAGATAGTGCTCGACATGACCGGCGTGTATCTGCCGGATGGCAAAATGATCACCCTTGACGGGATAGAGGTACGCTGATGGCTGGAGCCTATACGAGCATCGATCTGTCAAAACTGTCCCCCCCAAACGTAGTCGAGCAACTGGATTACGAGGTTATCCTGTCCGCGATGATTGCCGATTTAATCGTGCGTGACCCGGTCTTTACCGCTCTTGTCGAGTCTGACCCGGCCTATAAGATTTTAGAGGTGGCCGCCTATCGCGAGCTATTATTGCGCCAGCGCGTGAATGATGCCGCTAAGGCCGTGATGCTGGCTTTTGCCGGACGTGCAGACCTGGATCAGATTGGCGCAAACTTCAACGTGGCACGCCTGATCATCGACCCCGGAGACCCAACAGCAATCCCCCCACGCCCCCCGGTGTATGAATCAGACCATGATTACCGCGCCCGTATCCAGCTTGCGTTGGAGGGCATCACTACGGCGGGCAGCGAGGGGAGCTACGTGTTCCACGGCCTGAGCGCCGATGCCGACGTGAAGGACATCCAGGCGGTTAGCCCCGAACCCGGCGAGGTAGTGGTCTATGTGCTTAGCCGTACAGGAGATGGTGAGGCGTCACCGGAGCTATTGAGCATCGTTGAGGCCGCGCTTAATGCCGAGGACGTGAGGCCATTGACTGATCATGTCACCGTGGCATCGGCTACCATCGTGCCGTATGCCGTCGAGGCCGAGCTTACCATGTACCCCGACCCCGATGCCGAGGTTGTGCGCCAGGCCGCCGAGGATGCCGTGAGAGCCTACACAGAAAGTATGCACCGTATTGGGTACGATGTCACCCTGTCGGGCCTGTACGCGGCATTACATCAGCCTGGGGTGCAAAATGTCGTCCTCACTTCGCCAGTTGCGTCGATTGTGACCGGCGACGGCGAGGCGACCTACTGTACATCGATAACCGTCACGACTGGAGGCACCGGTGTCTGACCTTTTTCCACCCAACGCTACCGCCCAGGAACGGGCCATCAGCGAGGCCATCGACCGGACCGTACCGGTGGTCGTGCGCGAGGTCTGGAACCCGGACACCTGTCCGTCCGATTTATTGCCCTGGTTGGCCTGGGCGTTTAGCGTGGACGAATGGGACAGCGGTTGGAGTGATGAGGTAAAGCGGGCTGCGATTGCCGCCAGCGTTAGCATACACCAAAAAAAAGGCACGCTGTGGGCGGTACGCACAGCTTTGGAGAATATCGGCTATCCCGGATCGAGAGTCATCGAATACAGGACATACCACGATGAATGGGAGGCCGCCGGAGGGCGGATGCTTGACGGCACGTGGATTACTGATGGCTCTATTGTGCTCTCGTCTCCTGCCGGTGCAATCCGAATGCTGGCCATGCGCCATTGGGCCGAGTATGCGATTCGTTTGAATATCGCTGACTGGCCGTGGAATAGGGCGCAGCAGCGCCTTATTAAGGCCATAGCAGCACAATATGCGCCCGTTCGTTGCCATTTGCGGGGCTTGATAACCGCTTTCAGGTCGATCTTTAACTCTCTCATTACGATGCTCGCCCCATCACAACGGCTGGTCGTGCGCTTGATCCGATGCAGTCGCTTCATCGTTCACAGATGGAAAACGCTCGACGGTTGCTGGGATATCGGTGGCGACTATGCCGAGCGTTTTCTGGACGGCAGCTGGGGGCTTAGTGGGATTGTACGGCTGACGGGTCTCCAGCCCGCCGGCGATCCATTATGCAGCGGATTCGGCGATTTAAGCATGTGCGTCCATACGACCATGCCTGTGCAAGCGGCGGGCGGTGATCGCGTTCTTCCAGTTCAGCAGCTTGAAGGGTCCGAGGCACTTGACGGGACGTGGCGCTTGGGCATGGAGCCTGGTCTTTCGGGCGTGTGGTTTTCCGCCGTGGCGGCTATCAGCCATGACGGTATAACATATAGAGAGGTGATCTAATGCCGACTGCAATCGCCGCAACTGCGGCCTATCGAAATAAGGTGGCCACCGCCGCCGCAACCGGGGGCGCCATACCAAAAGCAACCTGGTTGGCCGTCGGGTCAGGCGATGCCCCGTATAGTCCTGACACCGATACGGCTTTACAGGTGGAAGTGTTCCGGGTGGCCACGACCAACGAGGTAAGCGGCGCGAGTATGACGGTCAGGGGTGTCGTATCCGGCGAGGATGTAGGGGAAAACGTCGTGCGCGAAGTTGGCGTATTTGCGGCGGACGGCACCCTAATGGGGCGGCGTGTTGTGGCCCCAAAAGAACTTGAGCCGGAAACAGAAATTGAGTTTGAAATTGTCTTTGAATATTAAAGGAGGATGTGATGTCTGAATTAATCCCGGGGTCTCCCCCAGAATTTAGCGAATCCCTGCCGGCGCTCACCACGGAAAGCGTGGCGCACCCGGACACCTGGAACCCGATCCACCAGTTGCTGCTCGATAGCACCGCTTACCTGCGCGATGCTCTCGGGTTGACCGACGAGGAGCTGGCCGCTCTAATCTCGCGTGTGGATGGCCTTGAAGAAACAAGCGCTGTGGCTGTGCAGCGTGCCGTCCTTCTGGATTGGCTTTACCGCGACAACCGAATTGCCTTTGAATTATGGGCGCCGGGGTTTACTCTGATCGACATCGACGATACGCCCCTGGTTTCCGGTATCGCGGGCGATGACTCGGTGGACGTAGAGGATACCTCGCAACTGCATGTTGGCGCTTACTATGTCCTCAGCGACACCACCGGAAACATCCTGATCAAATGCACGGCAATCCTCTCCGCAAACCGTATCCGCATAGACATCAATCTGCCGCGCAACCTTGGCGTGGGCGTACTTACGCGCTGCACGATGGATTACGCGAATAAGGCGAATGCTCTCTGCGAGGTAGGCGATATCTGGTTATCGAAGATAGTGAACATCGGAGATGATGAGGAAGGCGGAGCCGTTATAGTGCGGCGCAGCCTCAACAGCGCTAAGTGCCGTCTATACTACATGGACGCATATGAGACGACGTGGAAGGAAGTAGTCTGGTCAGTGCGCAGGCAGGGCGGAGATATTCCCGAAGGTTTTGCGGACTACGAGTACATTCTCCCCATGCATGGCGACGGTTGCCTGAAGATGGAAATAGAGGACGAAGCGCTGACGATCAACCATATTGTTGTGGTTTCCGCTGTCACCGGGCTGGGAGGTTTTGTCAATGAGGCGCTGCGTCCGAATGCCCCAACAATATCTACTCCGGCAGACGGCGCAACAGGCATCATGGATGAACCCACTTTATCCATTGCATCGTATAGCAGCCCTTATGGTGTCCCTCATGCCGGGACGCAATTCAACATCTCGACTGCGGAAGATTTCGCGACAGTGCTGCACGATTCAGGGACAATATTTGGATTGTCGTATCTTGTGCCGGCCGGGGTACTGTCAGTCAGCACTCAGTACTATCTGCGCGCGCGAGTAAAGGATGTCGTCGGACTTTGGTCTGACTGGTCCGTGGTGACGGACTTCACGACCGCTGCAACCTTCGATTACATAAAGGCTCCAACGATTGTGTCTCCGGCTAATAACGCTGTTGACGTGATAGAGCAGCCGACAATCCAGACTGGAGCCTTTGCTGTCGTCGGCGAGACTTTGGACACGCACGCAGCCAGCCAATGGCAGGTGCGGGCCGCCGCAAGTGACTGGAACGATCCAGAATACGATTCCGGCGAGGACTCGACGAACAAACTCTCCATTGTACTCCCGGCAGGTGTGTTGGAGGCCGGCCAGAAGCAGTATTATTTGCGTGCGCGGCATAAGGGGACGACCTTAGGTTGGTCGGCATGGTCGAGCGAGATCAAAATTACGACAAAGCAAGTTTTTGCCTACATAATCGGCGTGGCTTGTACGGCCACGGGCGGCGGAGGAGGTACATGGGTTCACGTTGACCAAAATGGCAACACGATAACGCCGGGCGCATCCTACTTCAATGATCATCCTGTATTCGGCGGTATTCAGGACGTGACCATTGACAGCCAGTCGATGGTGAAAATTCCGAAATTCTACATAAAGCGAGCTACAATCTCCGGCGGCGCGAACGATGGAAAGGAGGCCTGGTGGATTTCGGATCAGCTCGTGAGTGGTTTTTCCATCCATCCAGCGTTCCGCAATGCCAATGCTGATATAAATCAGGTATATGTGGGCAAATACCAAGCGCACGACGATGGGACGAAACTTGAGTCGCATTCGGGCACTCTTCCCGTTGTTAACATCAGTTTGACCACGGTTATCGCCCATGCGGCGGCCAGAAACACCGGGGGAGTAACCGGCTTTATGCTCTGGTCCATGTTTCAATGGGCGGCTATCCAGTGGCTCTACCTGGTGGAAAATAAGACCATGGACAGCCAGACGAAAACGGGGGCCGGCCGCGTGAACGAATCCAGTGCCGCCAATGTTGATGCCTCCGACGTAGCTCAGGCTACGTACCGGGGAATTGTCGGCTTGTGGGGAAATGTATGGCAGTGGCTGGATGGGCTGAAGACTGACTCAAGTGGACATATTAATCTCTGGGATCGAGACGGTAATAAAGGTTGGGTGGATACGGGTAAGAAGCGGAGCGCTGCGGACGGTGTTATCTACCCCACAACCTTCATGTCCGACAGCGGCACGGGGTATGACTTTGATGATGTGTTTATTGGGAATACCGGGCCAACGAGTAATAGCGACGCGACGGCACCCGATTATCAATACTTTACTACCGGCGAGGATTTCCCGATTGTGGGCGGGTATTGGAGCAACGCGGGGGATGCGGGGCTGTGGTGTCTCGTTTGCAACTACGGTGCGTCGAGCACGAGCACGGGCATCGGGGCTCGGCTGGCGAAGGTGTAATGTGGGACAAGAAAGGAGGTAGTGATGCAGATTGAAAATAACGTATTGATTATAGATGGTTACACAGAAGAATTACCGCTCTTGGCAACCGCAGGAGTGGTTCGTGTTTGGAAAGTACCCATAGAATACCGCCAGAGTGGCTATTTTGTGTCTGTGCAGACCCCCGGGATGCCAATGGAAATTCCCGCCTGCGCCGATAATGAAACGCAGTTCATCGGCGAGGAGAAGCTACCCCCGGACGCCGATGCGGTATTGGCCGAGATAAAAAAAGACAAACTCGCGGAGGTGCTTGCTGCCAGCGATGCTGCCATGGCCGCGCTTTCCTCGCGCTATTCCGGGCACGAGAAATTGAGCTGGCCGAAACAGGAGCAGGAAGCTAAGGCCCTACAGGCCGATCCAGATGCTACCGCGCCTCTGCTGCGAGGCATCGCCACTAACCGTGGGATCACTATCGAGGAGCTTCAGGCCAGGGTTTTGGCTAATGTGGAAGCCTTTGAGGCCGCAGCGGGAGACATTCTCGGAACCCAGCAGAAATATGAGGATGAGATAGCCGCGGCTACTACGGTGGAAGAAGTGCAGCGGATTATCCCGAACTTCAAATCACCGAAGTAATGAGAAGGGAAATAGCGCCAGAGGAAAAGCGGGCAGACACGAGGGCAAAATGGCAGAAAGTAAAACACCAAACAGCATGAGAGGAAAGCAAAATGGCTGAGACATTTTTACATGGCGTTGAAGTTCTTGAGATTGACGCGGGGCCCCGCCCAATCCAAACGGTACGCTCTGGCGTAATCGGGCTTATCGGCACCGCCCCGGACGCCCTGCCCGAGACAAAGGCATCGCTTTTGACCGGCGTCGTGGCGGACGATAATGCGCTGACTTGGACCGCCGAGTTATCCGGCGTATCAGGTAATGGCATCAGTATCCAGCTGGTGGACCCCGGTGTAAACAGCTCGCCGTTGAAAATCACGGTGACGGGATACGCCATTGTCGTCAGTCTCGCAACTGATCCCGAAGGCGCAATCACCAGCACAGCCGGCGCAATCATCACGGCTGTCGGGGCCGATTACGAGGCGGTCGAGCTGGTGTCGGTGGCTAACACCGGCGAATCCGGCGGCACGGGCGTTGTGACCGCTATGCTGGCCCCGGCGAATCTTTCCGGGGGGGTCGATGAGGCTTTTCCGCTGGACACCCCGACATTGATTGCGGGTAGTCGCCGGGAAGCGGCTAAATTGGACACCGTGGGCGCAGGCCGCGGGACCCTGCCCGGCGCAGTTGATTCGATATTCGATCAGGCGGGCGCGGTGATCGTGGTGGTCCGTGTCGCGGAGGGGGCTACAGAGTCGGAGACTATAGCCAATATCGTCGGCGGGGTCAACGAGGTCACTGGCGAGTATGAGGGCGTTCATGCCTTCCTGGGTGCAGAGTCCAAAATCGGCGTTACCCCGCGCATTCTTATCGCCCCGGGATATACCCATCAGCGCACCGATGGCACGGCTAATCCTGTCGTCTCTGAGCTGGTAGGCATCGCGGAGCGCCTGCGGGCGGTAATAATCGCTGATGGCCCAAATACTACTGATGCCGCAGCTCTCGCTTATGCAGGCGATTTCGGTAGCAGGCGCGTCTACATGATTGATCCTTGGGTGAAAAAGCTGAATAACTCAGGGGTGGTGATCGATGTTCCGGCAAGTCCATGTGTGGCCGGATTGATTGCCAAATCGGACAATGACCGAGGCTTCTGGTGGTCGCCATCAAATCAGAATATTAACGGGATCATCGGCACCACCCGCGCGGTGGATTTTGCGCTGGGCGACGCCAATTCTCGCGCCAACCTGCTCAATGAGCAAGGCATCGCCACCATTATCCGCCAGGATGGCTACCGGCTGTGGGGCAATCGCTCACTGGCGAGTGATCCAAAGTGGATATTTTTGTCGGTTGGGCGCACGGCGGACATCATCAATGATAGTCTGCTGAGGGCGCACCTGTGGGCAGTGGACAGGAACATCACGAAAACCTACTTGCAGGATGTGGTCGAGGGGGTAAATGCCTACCTGCGGCACTTGATAGCAATCGGTGCAATCCTGGGAGGCCGTTGCTGGGCCGACCCGGACCTTAACACCCCGGATCAGATAGTGCAGGGTAAAGTTTACTTCGATTTTGATTTTACCACGCCCTTCCCTGGGGAGCACATCACTTTCAGGAGTCAACTCGTCAACGATTACATCACTGAAATCTTTTAGGGGGATGAAAAATGGCAGCACGCGATGTGAGGAAAAACCTAAATCTGTTTGTCGATGGGCGCGGCTATGCCGGGCAGATCGACGAGTTCAACCCGCCGAAACTGGCGCTCAAGACCGAGGAATATCGAGGTGGCGGCATGGATGCCCCAATCGAACTCACGATGGGCATGGAGAAGCTGGAGTGCGATTTCAGCTTGATCGCCTACGATGCCGAGGTCCTTAAGCTCTTCGGGGTGGCCGAGGGCCGTCTCGTGCCGCTTGTCGCCCGCGAGGCGCTGGAATCGTATGATGGCACGACCACCCCTGTAGTGCACACAATGCGCGGCAAAATCCGCGAGATAGACCCAGGAACGAGCAAGCCCGGCGATAAGCCGAACCTCAAGGTGTCCATGGCGCTCACCTATTACAAACTGGAGCATGGCGGCGCGACGATAATCGAGGTGGACGTGGAAAACATGGTCCGCACGATCAACGGCACGGACACCCTCGCGCAGCAACGCGCAGCCCTCGGCATGTGAGGTGATTGATGGCTGAGAAAAAATCAGACCAAGGCTATGTCGATATATCTCTATCCCGCCCAATGAGCATCGACGGGGCACAGATCAAGGTCCTGCGTATGCGCGAGCCGACAGTTGCCGATCAGCTTGCCAGTGAGGAAATGAAAGGAAGCGATTCTGCCAAGGAGATTGCTATGTTCGCTAATCTCTGCGAGGTCTCCCCCGACGACATTAAGCGCCTAACCCTGAAGGATTACAAAAAGTTGCAGGTCGCCTTCATGGATTTTCTCGGCTGAGCGCGGACTACATCAGGGCCGGTGTCCTCGCTCTCGCCTCGCATACGGGGTGGGCCTGCGCGGAGATAATGAATATGCGCACTTCGCGCCTTATTTTTTGGCTGGAGGGCCTCCCCAAACGTGGCGACTAAGAATATCGGCATATCGGTCATCATCAGCGGCGCCGTAGCTGGGTCTTTGAAGAGTGCCCTCGGGTCGACGCGCTCCGGTCTCAATGAGGTCGGCAGCGCGATCAATAGTCTTAAAGCCCGCCAGAAAGAACTCAACGCTATCATCTCTGAACAGGAGAAACTCGGCCGGTCCGGCAGCGCCCTCAAAGTACAGTACGCCAATCAAGAGCTGGGCATAATCAATAAGCAGATCGAGGCCCTGCGCCGTAAACAGCAATCA